TTCAACCAGTGGGTATGTGGTTGGTCAGTCGGTTACCATCAGCGGTGTCACCACATCAGGCTTTACCGGATTGAACGGAACTTGGGTTGTAACAGCTACTGGAACGACCACCACAGTTCTCGGTCTCGTCACCACTGGCTTATCAGCAAAAGGTCAAGCTACTTGCAACGGCAACGTGCTGTTTGGCTCTTGGAGCCCGACATTCGGTTCATACACAGCGCTTCTCATCAATCCAACAGAGACAGCAGTGATTGCAGCCGTCACCAACAAACTGCTCGACCTGCAAGTTTCCGGTGTGAGCGTGTTTGCTGTCACTAACAAAGGGCACGTACAAGCAGGTACTCCTGGCGGAACAGCACTCACAGATCACGCTGGAACGGTCACGATCACGGCAGGTAACACAACACAAGCGTACGTGTTCACATCGTCCTACACTGGTACATCAGCGCCGATTGTCGTCATAACTCCGACATCAGATCCACTCGTTGCAGGAGTGGCTCAGGGATATTGGATCACATACTCAGGAAGCGCAGGCGCTTGGACAGGCTTCACAGTGCACATTCAAGCAGCGCTTGCTGGAAACGTCATATTCAACTACATCGTAGTCGGCACCGCATAAAAAGGAGAACCGTGCTCGTTGAAAATCTACAGTCGTTCTTAGCAGCAGCTCCGGCCTTGATGGCACTCATCGGGACTCCGACGTCGCGCTCTGACAGCACGAACGGAATCTTCCCAGTTGAAGCGCTAGACGGTCCTGCTTTGCAGATGCCATACGTTTGCTATTCACAAAATGATGGTGAGCCGCTAGCTGAGAACATGACTGGCACTCCTCCGCTCCGCCAAGCCCACTGGATGCTGTCTTGCTATGGGAGCACGTACAAGCAAGCGAAGAAACTGGCGCAGACAGTGAAGGACACCGTGCTCGCAGTGCCGCCCTACGCTGTCCCAACCACTCAGGGAATATGGCTGAGGAGAGAAGCTGACGGCAAAGTACCGATCGGCCGCGGCACGATGTTCGTAGTTGACCTCAGCTTTCTGGTCGTCTTCAACGAGTCAGAGTAAAACCCGTCACAGAAGACAGTCAATATGACAAGATTTTTGCAGTAGAAACAACGGCGGTTGCAGTAGATTAGGGAAGTAGTTTAACTCAAGCAGTCGTACGCCCTTCCTTGCTCTAAAGCAGCCCCGCACATTTGCAACACAGGAGCACCACCATGTCCGTACCAGGTCCTTTTGTTGGGCTAGGAACAACTTTCGAGTTTGAAGCGGGCGTCAACCCTTCGATTCTGACCACTCTTAACGGCGTCGAATCTGTCGCATTTTCCGGCGACAAGGTTGCGACCGACAAGACGACCACAATGCTGACTGTCAACGGTGTTGACACATTCATCGGCGCCACAAAAGATGCTGGTGGCGTGGACATCAAGGGGTTTTACTACCCCGGTGATGCATCGCAGATCGCTCTTGAAGCCGTCAAGCTTGCCGGCTTCGCCGTGCAGTGCATGGTGATCTATCCGCTCGGCCTCGGCACTGCTTCTTTCTTGGGCATTGTTGAGAACGTCACGCGCGGTCTTCCGTTGGCAAAAGTTTGCTCTCTGGATGTCAAGATCAAAGTGACTGGCCCGATCACGTACTCGAACGGCTAATCAATAGCATGGGGGGACAGAAAATGTCCCCGCTTGCTGTCTTGTAGGAACAAGGGGGAAGGTGTATGCAGACTACTGAAGTACAGAGCACAGTCACGCCTGAAATCAGGCTGACTATCGTGGCGGAAGACGCTGCTGGAAACGAAGTTAAGAAGACATGGCGTCTTGTGTTTGACTACAGAGCTATTGCCAAAGCCGAAAAGGCTACAGGCCGCGATTTGAAAAAGCTTGCGGCTTGGAAAGACATAAGTTCTGGAACCGATTTTCCGGCAATTGTTCACGCCGGACTGAATCGTTACCATCCTGACGTTACAATCGACGAAGTCATTGACGGGCTCAATCCGATGGCGCAGCGCCTTTTGAGCGACGAGATTTTTTATTACATGTTCCCGGGGATGCGGGAAGCTGTGGAGAAAGAAGCAAAGGGTGAAACTGAAAACCCTCAGAAGGCGACTCTGGCCGTTTAGAAGAGCCGCCAAGTACGTGGTTGGAGTTGTGGTCAATTGCGCGGTACGATCTTGGACTCAGTTGGGAAGAGTTTGACGAGTGCACGCCAGGAATGTTTCACGCGCTGTGTCAACGCAAGCGCATCCGCTACAAGTATGAGCGGCTTGCACATGCAATGACAGCATCGGCAGTTTACAATGTGAACCGCAGCAAAGATTCACCTGTTTTACAGCCGTCCGATTTCGTTGTAGAGCGGACACGTGATCAAGAGGAGCTGGAAGCGATCAAAAAGATTATCAGGACAGCAATCGCAGCTGTTCCGGTAGGCACACCTCGAGAGGCGCTGCTGAAGACTAAGGAAAAAGTCATCAAGAGCCTTAATGACCGCGGCAGAAAAGACAGTGAGCAAGTCTTTGATTCATGCTGGCCAAGTTTGAAAGAGTGAGTAACATGGCGGAAGCACTTGAGATCACAGGTTTGGAAGAGCTGCGAGAGCTGCTCTCAGAGGACCGCTTGCGAAGAACTACGAAGCGATACCTCACTGTGATTGAGAGCAAAGCCGCTCAGCCAGTCATTGATGCGATGAAAGCTGCTGTGCCAGATGAGTCAGGCAAAGGAACAGGGCACATGGCGGACACTATCGGACGCAAGAGCCGGTGGCGCAGTTCTGCTGATGGTGAACAGTTGCAGGTGAAGATAGGCCCCGGAACCGAACCTTATCCTCGAGGCAAAGCTGCTGACATCATTGCTTTCTTCTTGGAATTCGGTGCTAACACAAGGCTCGGAAAAACAATTTCTGGAGTAGTGAGATCGCACAGGCGCCGCACAGCAGCTTCACACGAGCAAGACACCATTCCAGCAACTCACTTTTTGTACGGAGCTTGGCAGTCGAGCAAAGATGCATGTTTAGCAGCGTTCAATGAGGCTGCCAGGGAACTCGTAGAGAGGTTCAAAAACTAATATGGCTGTTATTGGTGAGCTGACCGTAAATCTGAACGCGAAGACTGCCGAGTTTCATGACTCGCTGGGAAAGGCTAACGCCGACCTCGATGACTTCGGCAACAAAGGCAAGCAAGCAGGAGAGAAGATGGGCGCTTCGATGACTGAAGCGCGTGGCGGCCTGATGCTGACTGAGCACCTGCTCGGTGTTCCTCTTCCGCGCCACCTAAACTCGCTGATTGCACAGATTCCGGGTGTAGGGGCAGCATTCGCTACGATGCTTCCAGTTGTTGGAGTCTTGCTCGCTATTGAAATTATCGGAAAGCTGATCAAAAAACACGAAGAAGCCCGCCAAAAAATGGTGGAACTTGCCCTTGCCCAGCAGGAAGCGGGGATGCACGGCGAGGAGGCATTCAACAAAATCGCAGACAAGATTGTTGGTGTGCAAAAAGAAGTTGACGCACTAAGAAAGGATCACTTAGCCGTCCTTCATGACGAACTCGTGCTTTTGGATCACTCGACGCTCAATGAACTTAAAACTGAGTTCGCGAGTTTTGCAAAAGATGCCGATGCCGCTCTTTCCAAAATACAGTCGCACTGGTATGAGCTTTGGATGTCGCAGAGTGTCGGAACGAAAGAAGCTTTTGACACAGAGAAAGAGAAACTTGACGAGCTGGCTACGGCGGCGAATAAGCCTGGTCTCAATGATGCAGCGCGGGCGACTGCTGCACAAGCATACACAGACGAACTCGATTCACAGCTTGCACGTCAGAAGGAAATTGTAACCCTTGAGAGGGTCGGCGCCGGTTCACTAACAGGACTGACTGTCGCTGTGAACAAAGTAAAAGCGGCGCGCGAGGAACTCGCAGTAAAGTATGGCATCAAAGGCGTAAATGAGGACACACTGAAAGCAGAGGGTATCGTTCTCAAGGCCTACCAGAATCAAAAGGATGTCCTTGTTGAAAGTCTTGCATACAAGAAAGCGCAGGCGGATGCCGACAAGGAAAAGGCCGCCAATGCTATTAACGCGGAGGAAGACTCGACGTATAAGCGTAAAGATGAGGATCGGAAGAAAGACGCTACAGCGGCAGAGAAACAAGCTGACGAGAATCGCGCCGCGGCAGTCGCTGCACTGCGTACTGCGGAAGAAGAAAAGATTGAAGCTACAAAACAAGGAACGTCAGCGCGTGTTGCAGCTATTGACGCTGCTTTGAAGGAGGAGACGCAGGAGTATCAACAGGGAACTGCGTTTTTCATAAACCTTCAGAAGCAGCGTGAAAAAGCCGTTCAAGAGGAGAGAAAAGAGGAGGAGGCAGCGACTGCCGCTAGTCTGCGCGCTCAGGAGCATTTGGAAATTGAAGCCGCTTCAGAGCGCTTCAAAGACGACACGGTAATTTCTAATGCGCAGTTTGCGCAGCGCGCCGAGCAGATCAGTGCTGCCGTAGCACATGAAACTATGTCGCAGCGCCAAGGAACACAGGCAAGGATTGCTCTTATAAAAGAAGAGCTGGCCACAAAGCTTGCTGAGTTAGAGCAGGAGAAGGAGGCAAAGCAAGCCGCAATTCTGGCAGACATACGAGCTGAAGCAGCCGTTGCCGAAGCAGCGCATGTCGGCGGCGATCAAGCAGGTGAAATAACAGCTCAGACAAAACTAAATGAGCTGAACGCGCAACGCAATGCACTTCTGGATCAGACAGCAGCGAAAGAGCAAGCAGCTGGCATCGCTTCTCAGACTGCCGTCAACAAAGAAATTGCAGCGATGACGCAGTTAGAAAAAGCAACTACGAAGTGGGCTGGAACTTTTAATTCCGACGTTGCGAAGAGCGTAGTAGAAGGAAAGAATTTTGAGAAAGCTATGCGGTCCATGGCGCAAGGGATGATTGAAAGCGCAATAGAGTATGAAATGAAGCGCACCGAGATGGCACTCGTGAACATGATCCGTAGGGCCGGAATAGAGCAGACAGGTGTAGCTGAACATGCGGCGGCACAATCTGAAAAGACGGCAATAGACACATCGGAGGGGCTGAAGCAGCGCTTTCAAGACGCAAAGACAGCAGCGGCAAACGCTATGTCCGACCATCCGTTCCCTCTTAACATCGCAATTGCGGGCGCTGTGTTTGCGGCCACACTAGCCTTCGCACAAGGTGGAGAAGTTCCTGGTTATGGATCCGGTGACACTGTTCCGGCCATGCTGACTCCTGCGGAGACAGTCGTAACAAAAGCTCTGACACAGCAGGTTGCTCAATCGCAAGGTCGTGCAAGTGGCAGCGGTGAAACGCACATGCACTTCTCACCGACGATACATGCGATTGACGCAGATGGCGTCGGCAAGATGCTTGACAAACACGCTGCTGTGTTCCAAAAGAAAATGAATGACCACATCCGCAAGATGAACGCCGGTCGGAGGTAATATGAGCATAGCAATTCTATCTGGCTTCCCTATTGCGATGAGCAGCGGCCTTAAAAAGTCGCCTGTCTTCAGTTCTATAGTGCAGCGCCCGGCAGCAGGCAAGGGTGTTGTTGCTGCAAGTCTTCAGCCGTATCCGACATGGTCATTCGGGTTCGATGCCGACAAGATTCAGGGAAGCGAAGCCGCACTTTCCTCTGTGCTTTCTGCTTTCATGGGGCTGCACGCTGTCTCGCAAGGGCGCACGTTCCCGTTTCTGTTCTTGGATCCGCAGGACAGCACTGTGACACAAGGGACAAGCGCAATGCTCAATGTGACTTCTGGAGCAGCTACACCGATGGGGACTGTTGGTGATGGTGTCAGCACGCAGTTTCAGATCGCGCGCGTTCTCGGCGGCGGGTCACTGATAGTAACGAACGGTGTCGGTTACGACATTATTCAGAATGTGAAGGGGAGCATTAACGTCTACGTCAACGGAGCACTGACTTCGCTTTACTCTATCAGTTCAACGGGCGTCATCACCTTCAACACAGCACCGGCCAATGGTGCTCTGCTCACATGGGCTGGTAGCTTCTATTTCTACTGCCGTTTTATGAAAGACGACATGGACTATACCCGGGTGTTCACACAGAATTCTGGAACGGACCTGTGGGACATTGGTAGCATTGAATTTGAAACGGAGTTTCAATAAATGAAGCGCCTGATGCCGTCCTCGCTCATCACCTTTTTGCAGAACAACCCGAACTGTGAGAGAGCTGATTTATTCGCGATAGAGCTTCCGACTGGGCAGACGTTGTTCGTAACGTCAGGGCAGTTCGATATTACTGTTCCGTTCGGAACAGCCGGCTGGGATGGAAATGAGAATCCGTCACTCGGCTTTCAGACGACACTATTCAGATCGTCGCTGTACGGCCGCTGGAATCGCGGAGCAATCACAAGTGAGGCATCTTTCAAGCTGTCCTCAAATACAATGGACCTTACCTGTGTATCAAAAGCCGGCGAGACCTATCCTGGCATGACGATAGGACTTTTGAACGCTGCACTGAACGGACTCTTCGACGCTGCGCAGTGCGATGTCTGGACAGCTTACATGCCGCATGGTGGCTACGGCAATGTAAGTGCTGGTCTGGAAACAAAATTTACCGGCACGATCACGAAGTTAAAAGACATCGGGCGCACGTGTGTTGCTTTTGAGTGTGCCGACCCTTTTTATCTTCTCGGTGACAGCACGAAAATTCCGACGCGCCTCATACAATCTACCTGCCCGTGGAGTTTTGCTGATTCAAATTGTAACGTGTCGGGTGGTGCAGCTGCTTACACTTTCAACTTCACAGCGAAGACAGGCAGCACATCCTGGGTGCTGATTCCTGTCACGAACTTTACAGGCGCTGAGGCTGCTGCTGGATACTTCCAGCAGGGTGTTGTGACATGCCTTACAGGCAACAATTCAGGCTTGAGTCAGACAGTTAAGATTTCAGCGGCTGGAGCGCTGACAATGATGGTGCCGTGGTTTCTGCCGATTCAGGCTGGCGACACTTTCAAAGTGATTGCCGGCTGCGACAAGTCTCTGCCGACATGCATTACCAAATTCAACAACGAGATTCACAACGGCTCTGCTCCGTACACGCCAGTCCCGACTACTGCGATATAGAGGTAACCTATGCCAATGACACTTGAGCAGCGGTCAGCAGTCTTGAAAGAAACCTACAGCTGGATTGGTACGCCGTATGCCGGTTGGAGTTGCTTCAAAGGACCTCATGGTGGGGTTGACTGCGGCCAGTTGATTTATGGTGTATTCAGGAATGCTGGGCGAGTGCCTGAGATTGCCCTGCCACGCGACTACAGCCTGCAAATTTCGCAGCACAGGGAAAGCACAGCGTACGTTGATCTTGTCGAGGCGTACTTCAGGCCGATTTCAGAAAGTGAAGTCCTGCCCGGCGATATCGTAGTGTTTCAATTCGGACATGCATTCGCGCACGCTGCAATAATCATTTCATGGCCTGAGCACTGCATCCACTCAATTGGCGGCACGCATGGTGTGTGTGCTGTGCATGGTAACAGAACGCCAAAATTCAAACGCGCACCTAAAAGATTCTTCACACTCCGAGATGAGTGGTGCTAAGCGTCACAGTTACGAGATAATATATGGCAGCTCTATTCGGATCAGGTAACCAAGCGCCGACAAGGCTCAACGCTGTGAAGATAACACAGAGTTGCCTTGGTTTGCCGTTTCCAACTGTTCTCGGGACTGGAAAAATTCAACAGTCGTTGCTGTGGCTGAACGGCTTCTCTTCAGTGTCTGCACCGCAAGGTGGAAAAGGCGGCGGCAAGTCAAACGGCTACATTTACTCGTCAGATGCAATCGTCGCACTCTGTAATGGTCCGATCTTGGCAGTGAAAGACTTATGGAGCGATCAGAGTTGGATCGCGAACAGCACACAAACAGAATCCACCACAATAAGTTCTCCGGGAATATACACGCCGCAGCAGGCATCCACTTTCATTGCTGACAATGGTGTTTCCGTTCCGGCAGCATACAATCAGGTGTTCAATGACCTGAATGCTCCAAGCACTACTACGCTTTCAGGGACTGATAATCCTCCGATGACGCTTGTGCCGTATGGCTCTCCGCTTAATCTTGGTGAGTATTCGATCAGCACAGCAACTATCGGCACCTTTGCTCTGTCTGCCGCCGCGGCTGCCGCCACGATTAGCGGACAAGTGGCTACGGTGTACACCGGAACTGGATTCGGTGCTGTCAATGCACTTCAAGGGTACACGTTCGTTGTCACCGGTTTTACGAATGCCGCAAACAACGGCTCGTTCACTTGCATCTCGAACACATCAACGACAGTGACTCTTGCGAATACTGTCGGAGTGCTTGAGGCGCACACCGGCTCGGCAGCTGAGATTGGCGTCACGTATCACTTCTCGGCAGCTGATCAGGCAGCGGGCACAGAAGTCCTCATCACATACTCGTTCAACCTTCCGTATATTACTGCGCAAGAGAATGGCATCGTTCCGAGCGGCGGCGCGAATCCGTTGCAGATCAATGTCAACGCACCGTGGTGGTACGGTGTTGACAAAGGAGTAATTTACTACAGCAGCGGCGACGTGTACAATCCGCTTAACGGAGTGGCGCTTACGCCAACTTCTACGAATCCGCCGACTGTCACTGGTACTTACCACTTTCAGAGTAGCGGCACCTCAAGCACCGGCTCATCTTACAAGTTCGCACCTGGGGATGTAAACCAGGAAGTTCAGATCACATATCAGTACCAGAACATGCAACCGTATGTCAGCAACGGCAACGCAACTGGCATTCCGCAGTCGCTGCAATTCACGCTGTTTCCCGGAGAGCAAGGTCAGGCTCCTGCGTCGCTGTTGACCGACAGTTTCGCAAGTGAAGCGCTCGGTTATTCAAACACTGCCTATGCTCTGTTCTCTCCGATGAATCTCGGTGCCGCCGGCCAGATTCCGAACCTTCAGTATGAAGTGCAGACAGCTGACATGTACGGCGGAGGAATCGCTGACTGCAATCCTGTGCAATGCCTGTGGCAAGTGCTCACAAACCCCGTATGGGGCTTAGGTTCCGGCGTCCAGCCGTTCCCTGTGGATGTCATTGACAACAGCCCTAATGGAACCTGGGGCAGCGCCCACGCTCCTGGTGTACGGCAGACAGAGAGCACAGCTTGGAGTTGGTTTGCCGCTAACAGCTTTTTCATCTCTGCCGTGCTAGACAAGCAAGACAGCGCGTCGTCTGTTATGGGTGATTGGCTTGAGGCAGGAATGTGTGCTGCCTTCATGTCTGAGGGGCTGTTCAAGCTCGTTCCGTATGGTGACACATCTACTGCTGGAAACGGCTGCACGTGGGTTGCTCCGTATGCCTACGTTGCCGCTCTTGATGACACATGCTTCGTGAGGAAAGACGGCCAAGATCCAGTCAAGATCAGCCGCTCAGCGTGGCAAGATGCACACAACAACGTACAGGTAAAGTGGGACAACCGCGGAAATCAATACGCACCTGAGATCACGCCGGACTCAGATCAGACTTCTATCAACCGCTACGGATTGCGGATTGAGGATCCGATAAACTTTGACTTTATTCATACTCTGGCGGCTGCAACATGCGCTGCGAGTCTGCGAGTCAAGCGGATGGTTAACATCCGTAACACTTATGTGTTTACGCTGCCGTTCACATTTTCATACCTTGAGCCGATGGACATCGTTACAATCAGCTCGTCGTCTGTGTGGAACACAACTCCTGGAAATGTTAACCTGAACCTTGTCAACGCTCCGGTGCGCATCCAAAAGATTGTCGATGACCCTGTAGAGGGGCTTAACATTGAAGCTGAAGATTATCCGTACGGTGTTGGGCAGCCGGTTCTTTTCAACAAAGGAATTGCATCTGGTATTCCGGTAGTGAATGCATTCGACGCCCCTGGAAGCGCTGAGGTTGTAATGTTTGAGGCAACGGGCAGACTGACGGGCAACACAGGCAACCAGATTTGGATAGGCGCGCTCGGCACATCTAGTAAGTGGGGCGGCTGTCAGGTTTGGGTGTCGCGCAACGGCACAGACTACAAGCAAGTTGGAACAATAGAAAATCCGGCGCGCATCGGTGAACTCGCAGCAATATTTCCGTCTGGCTCTGACCCCGATACTGGGGATGCCCTGATCGTAAACATGGTGGAAAACAGCGGACCTCTTGATGCAGGCACAGACTCTGACGCAGATTCTGGAGTTACACTCTGCTTTGTTGACGGAGAACTGATTTCATATTCTTCGTGCACGATTTCTGGCCCAAGTCAGTTCACAATGAGTCAAGGAGCACCGTCTGTTGCTGGATACATTCGTCGCGGTCAGCTGGGGTCTGCAATCAGCTCTCACGGCATCGGCGGTTTGTTCATGCGCTTAGATAATGCCATTTTCCAATACACTTACGACCCAACTTGGGCCGGCCAGGAGCTGTACTTCAAATTTCTCAGCTTCAACCAGTTCAAAAACAGCGTGCAGGGTTTAGAGGATGTTGATGCTACTACGTTCACAGTTCCGGGAATGAATTCTGGAACAGTTGAAGCGAGCAGCGGCCTTATTGTTATCGGCACAGGCGGGACATCACCACTGCGACCAATTGCAACACCACTGACACCCGGCGGTGTCGGTGCTGGTCCGCTCGGTTGGGCTGCTGAAGTGTAACACTTTGCGGACACAGTGAGATGAATTCCTCTACGATAAATATCGGCAACGTAGTTGCTGGCTCGACTGCTATACCGTCGCCGCTGACGACGAAGTACGTGTATCTGCGCTGGGTCGGTTACCTTATCCCCACTTACACCGGACAATATACGATCGGCGTGAATGCTTCGGATGGTGCCAATCTTCTACTTGCTGGCACGCCGCTGCTGATGAATCTTTCCGGCTCTGACTCTGCACACTCTACGCTTGCATACACTCGCAGCACGACGATTTCTCTGACTGCTGGCGTCTACTATCCGATAACGCTTGAGTGGCAGCACGGTCCTGGGACGAATTACCAGATTCAATTATTGTGGACAGCTCCGTCCGGTCCGCAAAACGGACCACCGGCTCCTATCGCTCTGATCCCGTCCGCGAATCTTTCTTCTTTGAACAACTCGAACAACGGTGTGCTCGCTGGTGCAGGGTGGCAGGGTACAGTGGTGATGTGGTATCCAACAGGACAAGGGCAAGTTCCGTACGGCTTTTCCGGTGCATGGAGCAGCACTGTCGGCTATGGTGTTGGTGATGAAGTCACTTACACTGGCAGCTATTGGAAATCTCTTGCCGTGAATTTGAATTCAGCACCGACACTCAGCAATGCAAACTGGCAGAACGTCGGCTCGACTGTTGTCGGCATTGCTGCTTACAGTGGCACGACCGCATACTACATCAACAATCAGGTGACGTACAGCGGAAACGTCTACACCGCAATCGCCGCGACGACTGGTAATCTACCGACGAATGCGACTTACTGGCTGCTGATCGGGCCAGCGAATCTTGATGCTGTTCCTGACGGCGCAACATACAAACGCGTGGTTGCAACTGCTCTCACAAACAATAAAGTTGATCCAAGCCTTTCCGGTGTACTCGCAAAAGGAAGTATGCCACCGACGTTGAACAGCGGCTTCACTTACACAAGCACAGCTACGACAATCACATGGTCCTGGCCTGCCAACACAGCTGTGTATCGCGCCGACGGCTCCGTAACTATTATTGGAGCAGGAACGCAGACTATAACGGGGCTGACAAGTACATTTGCATATCAATTCTATCCTGTGTGGAACGAAGCATCTTCCTCTCTGGAATTTCTCGGCAATGCTAATGTTACTTTCCCGTCGATTGTAGGAGTCACACTTGGTACTCTTGGGTATGTGACAGGTGATACGGCAGTCTCGCAGCCTGGAAGCTTCAGTGCTGAGATTTGGATAAACGGATCCTTCAGTGGCACGCAACCGCTGTTCGACCTATCGGCTCCAGACGTAATCGGAACTGCTGGCAATAAATCGTTCTTTATGTTTTGCCAGCCGACCGTGATTATCGCTCAAGCACTCCTTGGCTCTAGCGTAATAACAGAAATCGCCGGCGTCAATATCGCTGGAGTAAATCTTAATGACGGAAACACGCACCACATTGTACTGACGTGGAACAACAGCACTCATGCGTGCGCCGTGTATATAGATGGCGTGCTGCAAACGAACGAAGTGTCTCCTGCCGCTGCACTTACTGCGCTCGCGACGATGTACTGGCACATCGGTGGGGCAAACGGAAAAACTGGCTGGGCTGTGACGACTGACACCTATGCTACTGGTATTACGCTGTCCAATGCTGCGATTTATTCCAGCGTTCTGACTCTTGCACAAGTTCAGACGCACTACCAATCGGCAGTAAATATTTCAGTGGCAAATTACAACACCGCGATCACTGCTGATGCTCCGCTCAACTGGTGGAAGTTGAATGAGGTCACAGGCACACCGGCGTACGACTCCGGCTCTGCTGGTGACACCGGAACATATCGCGGTGCTGTTACGCTGAACGTTTCCGTTCCTTCTAATGCTGCTGTAGGGTCACCTGCCATC